ACAGGACTCTCTACTACACGTAATGGTAGTCGAACAGAAATGGCATTCATTGTTGGAGTGAATTTGGTAAATTGCTCTCGAATAGTATCGAATGAAATTTGAGGCATAGCTTGTTTATCAAAAGCCTTAGAAATATCAGACCGATCATAGCATTCCCAATCGGAATCGGATGCTAGAGCAGCAGTAGAAATAGAATAATCTAATGAAGAAAGAGAACTTTCCTCAACACCAATAGGTGCTTCTTCTGGAAGATAAATTTCAGGCTCTGGTACTACACACTCACATAGCGTATGGGCTAATAAGCAAGTAGTGCAGTATTGACGAGAAGAATGCATTTTGCCCGACTTGGCAACAATACGACGTTGATTGTCGAAATGTTTTTTACACATAGAAGTGGCCAATTTTAACGTATCGTGAATGTTGAGGGGCTTATCATCCTGTAATTTTCCACTAGCAGGAGATGTAAGGGTAACCTTATTACGCATATCGGGTAGATGAGCGTAGATTTCCCAAACATCAGTTTCAAAATCTTCTTCAGGAAAATCAGCCATAGCCTTAAAAGAATCCAATCTTCCATCAGGAAGTCTGTATTCAGGCTTAGGTCTCACTTCAAGGTGAAGATCAGCACGACGTACAATGGAACCAGGGTTAATGGATCCGAGTCGAGCATGATTAGAAAGTGGAGAATTACTAGTCACCATAAAAACGCAAGGGCGAATTTCAACTTTTCCTTTTTCATGAAGGTCAGCTTTATTCGCATAAGTGATCATATTATTATTAATATCGATCATACGTTCTACAGGTGATTTATCAAGAAATTCGGCTTTAGTATTGCCCATATCGTCAAAATAAATTCCTTGAGTATCTCCTTTAAGAGTAGAGTCAAATTTGTCAGATTCCTTAATAATAGCTGTATGCTTGGGATCCGGGTCTGCACCCGCAATACTCAAACAGTCAGACATCATCAATTGAGCGACAGTAGACTTACCTACACCAGTATCACCAAAAATATATCCGGTGAATGGGGCGTATCGGAGAGTTCCATCAATTCGCTTAGCTGAATAAGCTGCGCGATTAACTCGTAAAGTTGTGAGACGTTTTTCTAAAACACCAGATTGCCAAGTTCCTTTTGAGGAACGATAAGCATTCTCGGCCATTTCAATAGCCTCTTCGAGCATAGATCCATATTCTAGATCATTGATGGGACGATAAACACCCTTATAAGTAATAGGATTAGCACACAGGTTAAAAACCATAGCATGCTCATGTAATTCAATAAGAGTGAAATAGATATCATCAAATTCTCGACCAGCATCGGTCGTGAATAAGAGAGGTGCCAGGGAACCTTGCTTGAAACATTCATATCCACCTTCAATGAAAGTGATGACTGTATCGAGCATAGCGCCCATGAAATCAATAGCAGTAGCGTGTTTGCGGACAC